ATTGATGGTGCAGTTATATTTCTAGTCCCACCACCACTTATAATGGGAATGTTATTAAATAACTCTATTGGTTTTTCGTTTTTTATTAGTGGGTAAATACAAACACCTTCTAATCCATAATTCAATGCATTAGGGTCATTACATAACACCGGTTTTGGTTGAACAACTACTTTAGTTTGTTTAGCGGGTTCAGCAATTACACTTGGTGGTATGGTTGATGTGTAATTTTGATTACTTGTTACTGTTTTCAAAATTTCCCCAACTTTATCTAAAGTTTCTTGTTGTTCGAGTGTTAAAGAAGTTTCTTCTTGAACATTTCTTTTTGGTAAATAATATTCAATACAATTCCCAATGATTGTGGTTACTGTATTCATAATCTCATTTGTATCGTAACACAATTGAGGAGTAGTACTTCTTGGTTGGCCAAAATTATTTGAAAGAATATTATACTCTCTATTATTTTTATAATGATTTATCGCTTGTACAAACTTTTCTTTTACATTTTGTAAATATAATTCAAAGTTTTGAATTTTGAATTCTTCAATAATTAGATTGATATAATTCTGACCGGATTCAACAGTACCTTTTAGAGTTAACATATTTTCCAATGCTTTCTGAACATCAAACTGTTCTACAAATTCATCTAAAAATGGAAGAACATCCCCTCCAAATGTTTTACCTTGAATCAAACATTCATATCTTTCATTTAAATCAGAATTAGGTTTACCAGTTTCATCAATAGTTGGTAAAATTCTAATTTCAGTTCTTGAAGGAGAAATTTCATGTATCCAAGCAGTATCGTTTTCTCTACCATCAGAACCCAATCTTCGGTTTAATAAAGAAATTTGAGATTTGAATATTCCATTAGAATATCCTGCCTCTTTAATTAATTTCTCAACATCTACGAAAAATTCTTCTGATTGATTTGATTTTATATTTTCTTGATTTAATTGAGTTTTACCAAAGTAATCTTTTTTGGTATTATCATTATACTCAATATATCTTGCAGTTTTACCTTTGGCAGATTCTTGTGGTAAGGGGTTATCATTTGAATCATAAAGAACAAACTCAATAGTATCACCTATATTAATACCAAAATAACCTTTGGAGATTTCTCTCTCAAAGATTTTTCTATCCTTATCATCAACAAGGTATCCTTTGGTATCTTCTATTTTTTTAAAGTTATCTATTGCCATTTGTTATCCTTTATTTTTTCTAACACCCCAAGTTGATCTACCAGTTGCTGTAGTCCCATCATCATAAGTTACAGTTATAGTAAAATCTCCAGTATAAGTTCCCCTGGCTAAGTTATCCATTGAACCACCTAACGTAGTACTAAAGAATAAATCATAACTTTCTTTTGCACCAACTTCAATATTAGTTGTTTTAGTTTTAGAAGGATTGCCTCCATCCGTAAATCCTATAATAGAAGAAACTTTTCCAATTTTTGATGGATTGGTTGATATAGATAATTTTGTAATTTTAACATTATCATCTCGTAAGTTTTGAATTGATATTTTACCAGCCTTACCACTTTTCTTAGGATTATCACGAGATGTTGTAAATCCAATATCTTGGGAATCCCATGCAGCATCGAGTTTTCCTTCTTGTTCAACTCCATAGAAGAACTCATTATCAGAACCAGGTTTTAATCCTGCAGCTGCTGCAGATGATTCTGCGGCTGCTCCACTTAATTGTGATTGTAATAATCCAATCATAGAACGTAAAGATTCTTTTTGTGCAATCAAACCTTCTGTTTGGGCTTTTAGAGAAACTCTCTCAATTCCCTCTTTAGTTGATTTTACGATAGCAGTAGAGAAATCTTGTAATATTGTTGTATATCTATCATTAGTTGCCTGTGCTTCGTTTTGAGCTGCAGAAGTTTGTAATGATAATGCATCCATCTGAATTAGTAGAGATTCAACTTGTGCCTCTAATGAAGCAACTTGCGAACGTAACTCTCTCGTAATAACTTTTTCAGCAGCAAGTTGAGCAGAAACATCTAAGAATCTCTGTCTCATATCCTCAAATACTGGTCTTGGAACAACATCAGGACTTTCTGGTCTTGGGTCTGTAATTAACTCATCAACAATAGTATCTACTGATTTTTTGAGTTCTTCCTCATTGTATTTGGGTTTTTCAATTCTACCAATTAATTCACCATCTCTCTCACCTTTGATGTGTTCGTATGGTTCAGTTAAAACCTGTTTAGAACCAATGGTAAATGTATGATTGCCCGATACTTCATCTTTGGAGACGATAGCACGAGAACCACTACTGATTAACTCACCTATTCTAAATTGATTATCAATTGCCATTTATTATTTTTCTACTATAAAAGTTAAATCTTTATCTTCAAAATATTCAATTACACCATCTCTATCAACTTTGATTTCTAAATAATAATCTCGTTGAGTTTCCCAATTTTTCAAATTAAGTTTAAAGAAGTTTCCATTTGAATCACATGATACTTTTGTATAATCTGAAAATGGAACTATAATCTCATCTGTAATAATATCTTTTACTTGATAATAAGTAGTTGAAGGTAAGAATTTTACATCGTTGTAAGCGTATAGATTGGTATATGTTTTAAGTGGATACTTCTCTCTACCGAACACTCTAATCTCAGGTGAACTACCAACTCTATATTTTGTTTTTAATCTCTTAAATGTTACGTGAATATCATCTTCGGTTAAAGGAGTAAGAGAACCAGTATCAAACGTAGAATCATCCCAACCAATTCTAATTTTTGGTTGGTAAATAGTATTTGTTTCTTTAGAGAAAAATTTTAATTGACCGTAATCTTCGGTATCATTTTCTAAAACAGAATCGTGTTTTAATATCCAACCTTCGTTTGGAATAGAACCATCTAACCAACGTGTCATTGGAGTAAGAACATCCATAACAATATCAGAAGATTCATAAGAAAAAGATTGAGAGGCTGATGAACCAGTAAACCAAGTTCCGCCTTTACCATTAAATGAACCAGTTGTTCCACTAATGTATTCTCCTTCTAACCATTTTACACCAGTTGTTTTAGAACCCCAATTAGAACCATCGGTAGATATATTATCGAAACGAGTTCCAATTCCCATATCCCATAATTGCCATATTGGGTGTGCGAAAATTGTATAATCAACGGGTATTTCGGATGATTCACATTCTCGTAGGATTAATTCGGCAGATGACATTGTTACCTCACCGTTAACAAGTGAAGATGATAACGATGTGATATCAAACTTAATTAACGAATGTACAATATCTTTTAAGTTTCCATAATAATTTTTGGAAATTTCTAATATTTCATCTAACCCAGTATTCTGACTAGGTTGTTGTAAGTATATTGATGCATCTTTGGATGCGGTTAAAAACTGATACATTAAACAACCCTCCCTTGTATATCTTTATTTGGATATTTCACTTCAAAAACCGAAGGGTCTAATGAAGGATATACCATTTTATTTTTTGTTGCGTTTTGAATATTGTAACTAACGTTTGAATAATTACCACCACATTTATTGGTTACTTCACATTTAGGAACCGATTGAACTCCTTCAACTCCTGCAATAATTAATTCTAATTCAGAAAGGTTTATCGGCATGTTAAAAGTCCAATCATCAATGTTTAAGTAATTTTTGATTTCCGTTATACACTTAACAAGAACTTCTTGTTTATTATATCCACCATATACTCTGATTTCAAAATCCACACCAATGTTGATGATGAACCCATTTAATATATTTACACCATCGGTTAATAATCTATACTCACCTAAATAAGTTTTTAAATTTTCTTTAACCGCTCTATTTAATAAATTCAAATTTTTGTTTGAATTATATCCTAACACATATAAGTTTATTGCAAAAGGATTATTCTTTTCTTTTGAATCAGTTTGTTTACCAATTAAGAAGGTATTTACTTCGTTTTTAATTTTTTGTTCTGATAAATCTCTTTCTTTTAAAGAAGTTACCAAATCAGTAAATTCTTGTAATGAATTTGGGTTTGATAAAATAGATGCAGGAGAATTATTATCTAACTCACCATCGGGTGCACAAAATACTTTTGCAATTCCACCATATTTTGCTGGTAGAGATAATGCTCTTACTTGATAATCTTTACGAGTTACTGCTCTGTTTTGAGAACCAAAATTTGCTAAAGCATTCTGTCTAATTTCTTCTAAAGTTTCTATACCACGTCCACCAACAGCAGGTTCTTCATTATCAACCGCAACCGATGATTTACAAAAATTGTATAAAGGTATTAAATCTTGGTCAAACGTAGTTATATCTTCATCAAATGAAATAGATGATATTCTTGTTAAATTATTTTTTGATACATTTGAAGATATCCCACCACCAACTAAATAAGAAACTGTTAGTGTTGTATTAGATGGAGATTGACCATATGAATTTGTTTTCAAAAAGTTAGCAGGGTCGAATGATGCTCCTAATTTATTAATAGAAGAATTTAATCCAAGACCTACATTTTTGAAATTAGGTATTAGAGTTTCATCATTACTATTTTCACCTCCACCAAATATTAATGAAGTTGTTCCATCTGTATTTATTTTTCTAACAAATCTACGAGATGTTTTAACCAATTTTAAAACACTTGGAACAGAATTTTTGAATTGTGATAAATCTTTATCAAATTGTTCTGTGTTTGGATAATCTACATAAACCATATCTTGTGCAAGATAAGGAACTTCATACCATTTGTTACCACTTGAATCACGAACATCGTAAATATCAACAACGTTTGTATCAGAGATATTTATTTGAGAAAATTCTTGAGAAGTACCAAATGTTTGTGTTTGGGTTTTTAATTCAGCAGAAATACAATTAACATATTTTTTTACCAAATATAACGATGGATAATTTGTGAGAGAATCTCTTTCATAAATAGTAATTTCTCTATCATTTGAATCAGAAAAATCTACAACATCTGTTGTTCTAAATTGTACTCCATTATTTGATTCAACACCCAATCCTTCTTTTAATCTTAAATAAAAATTCGCATCTGGTTCAAAATTATCACCAGTACCACTTGACCTTCTTTTACTTGGTACCAATTGGAATACCGATAATCTTGTCAATGCGGGTGAAGTTACTTTGGGTTTATATCCAAGTACATTTGCTAGTTCAATAACACTTTCAGAATCCTCTGCTGTTGTTATTAATGATTCTTTTAAGGTATCATCAATGTAATATCCAAGAACATCTCCTAAGTAAGATGCCATTTCGATAAACATCATACCTGGTGATGATTCATTAAAATCAGTATAGGTTTGTGGGAAATATGTTTTAGCGTACTCAATTAGATTTTGTCTAAATTGCCCAAAATCTTTATTGAGATATTTTATATCCCTACCTCTATTTTTTTTATTTGTGGTGTTAAGTGCCATTATATTATCCCTGTACTGTAAATGTTAGTTCTTGTGTTTCTATATTATTACCAACGGTGAATTCAATTTTCATACCAGCGGTATGCCTATCTTTCATTTCATCACTCATATCAACTTCAATATTTTCAACTGTAATGTATGGTAACCAAAAACTTACAGAGTTGGTAATCATTTCTTGTAATTTTTGCTCAAATGAGTTATCCATTGGTTCAAACAATAGTGAGTGAAGACCTGTTCCAAATTGTGGTTGCATTACACGTTCACCTCTTTTTGTTAAAAGTAGATTTCTTAAATTAGCTTTTGCAGCATCAAGAGATGTAAATGTTTGTTCAAACATAGCATTCCCTCGTTTTGTTGGAGAGGTAATACCATATGCAACTGAATCAAATTCTGTTTCAGTATCCTTAATTACTTTTCTACCAATTACGTAAGCCACTTACAATCTCCTTATCTCTTAAACTTTTTTACAAGTTCTGAATTATCTCTATTTAGTATTCTATCTAAACCAGGCAATCCTGTCTGAACACCTAAACCTGTTTTCTTAACTCCAACTCCACCCATATTTCCATATCCCATTTTTTGAGATATTTGAGCTCTTAGAGCATCAGTACCGCCAGCACCGAGAGAAATTCCCATATTGATGGTTTCATCAATATCCGGTTCTGCATCCATATAAGATGGTATGTAAGTATTTTCTTGAACTAATTCTTGTTGTGGTAATGTATCTAATACCGATTTTGTACCACCACCAATTTGACCACCACTTCTTTGTTGTGAACTGAATGGTTTGGTTTGGTTTAAAATATCGTTAAGAATTGGGTTCTTTGTGAATTGTCTTTGTTGAGTTTGTATACTTTCTTGTACTTGTACTCTTTCGTTTTGTAATATCCGATTAGCAGCTTCGAATGGGTCTATCTCAATTTCCACCACTTTCGCGGAGGAAGCGGATACACCTCCCTTCACCTCATTGAGAGCCTTTTTGACTCTACGATTTACTTCTTCCTCTAATATTTTAGGGAAGGTTTTAGAAAGGAATTGCTCTTGTGTTTTGGCAACTTCTACTTCTACGATTACTTTAATTAGTTTTGCTAACTTTTTTGAATCCATTTTTAATTAATTGTTATTATCTTAGTATAAATATATTTTGTTTGAGTTTATGGTTATTCAGTACGATTATACATAGTACAACTTAATACCTGGTTCGTATTTGCCTTTTAGCATTGTTAATTGTTTTTTTCTATTACCACCTCTTTTATGACTAATATGTAACCATATTGAATTACCATGTTCAAAAATGATTTGGTCAAATGCAATATTTTGGACTATAAATTCAGTAACTGCTAAATAATCTTTTGGAGAAAATCCACTAAATTGTAAATCCACAGCCTCACCCTTTTCATGTTGTGATATTCTACCACCGGGTAAAGAAGGGCCTCCTCTAAATGCAGAGTTAATTACCATATTAGGATATTTTTTGAGAATAGGTTCTAAGATATTTTCAGAAACTGCTTTTAAATTACATATAATTTCATTCACACTCAAACCAACCTGTGCTTTTATTTTATGAGGGAACGTTGTTTTTATTGATAAATCTTTAACTTTAAAATTTGGTGAAATTTGTGCATCATAATCAAGTCCAATACCACATTCAACTGCAACTCCATCACCTAATTTAGAAGTAACATTTATTTCAGTTGGATTATTTAGGGTTGGTACCGATGGTGTAGGTATTGATTCTAATAATACTTTTTTTATTGTATTAATTTGCGGGCCCGCATCCTCACCATCATCAGATAAAATTTCAACAGTACCCACTAATTTAACAATTGGAGTTGCACCTTCTATGGTATTGTTATCATCTGGAATAGAATCTAATAATTTTAGTAATAACAAAATAGCTTCTTCAATTGGTGAAACTACTAGAGTTGGTTTTGCTGGAGTTAATGTATAACCAGTTAATTGAACAAATCCAGGTAAGGGTGGTATAAGTGGGAATCCAAAATATAATGAGATAGTAGTACAACTAAATTGTATTGTTGTTAAATGTATTTGCGCGTACAAAATAAATAAATCTAAAAAGTTACCAGCAGAATCAGTTGGTTGTTCTGCGGGTGTTTCCGGCCATTTTCCTGGATTAGAAACTATACCACTTGTTAATGCTATATTTTGAAATGCAAGAAGAGGTGGAATCAATGGTGGTGTTTGTGCCAATTGAGCACCACCCCAATAACCAAGTACTGCCTGTCCTATATCTTTTAACCATTTATGTTTACCAGTTTCAGATTTGGTGAGTGCAATTGCACAGGCAGATATCATCAACTTTTCCATTACTTCAGTATTGCCTTTAGCAAGAGGTAATGGTAATCCTAAAATTCCGCGTGTAGTAACACTACCGAGTTTCATTGCAGAATCATAAGCAGTGGTAAATTGTTTGGCAAAATCTTCTTTGGATTTAACTCCATTGGGATTATCCATATAGGATTTCATTATGGTTTTAAAGATATCCCAAGACATAATTTATTCTGTGAAGTTTAGAGTAGATTTAATATCGTTTAATCTTGATTGTATTTCATCAAATTGAGATATATTAGTTGGTCCAACTGCCGATGGGCCTGCTGGAGTATTAAATACTTGTTTTTTTATCTCATCAATTAAATCATTTAAAACATCTACTAATTGTTGTCCTCTTACCAAAGGTTCGGTGGTTTCGGTAGTATTTAAAAGTATATTTCCATTACCAGTATCAATAAAAACATTTCCACTATTTCTATCAGTTGTAATATTAACATCACCACCAAAATCTAAATCTGCACCACCACTACCATTATCGATTGTAAATTTACCATCAGAGATAAATCCATAATCTCCTTTAGAAAAGAATAACATCTTATCTGTTTTGGATGATATAGTAATACGACCCGAGTTTATTAAAACTTGATCTAATCCATCGGGTTCATCAGTTTTGGCGTTAATTGGTTTGGTTTTAAAATCAGATGAACCACCATCATCAATAGTTCCAGGTAAGAAACCTAATTTATAATTGTTAGAAGATAATACGATAGTAGAACCATCTTTGTTTACATCTTCTTCAGTTAAAGACCTTTTTTTTAATTTTTCAATAGATTCATCATTTTGTCTGTTTCGTATAATGATAGTTGGTGAAAATTCAGTATTATCTTTAGTTCCATTATTATATGCACTAAATCGAATAGATTGGCCAAAACGAGATTCTATTATCCTATCCCCTTCATATAATTTTAATTTATTTATTTGAGTAGGGTCAAAGTAATCACCAAGTAATTGTTTTCTATCGACTGGTTCATTTCCATCCGAAGATTTTTTTGGTATGGTTGTTTGGGATGATTCTGAATAATCTTTAGATTTACTTTCGGAGGGTTTTTCGGATTTACCAAATAACGAAATATCAGCATCTTCTATTGCATTTCCTTTATTAATATCCGCAGAATGGATTCTATCATAAAATCGATTACTACCATCTTTTAATATTCTAACAGTTTCACCTTTTATGGGAATACCTACTGAATCATTAAATGGTTTTGCAATAGGAAATTGTTTGTTATTGGAAGTTAAATCTGTGGTTTCTCTTACAAAGATACAACCAACCAAATCAGTATCTAATGATTCAACATCATCCGATACGTTTTCAAATTCAGCAATTCTTGGGTCGTTATCATCTAAAACTACATGATCTACAATAGCAGTAGTCCATTGGTTAGATAATCCAAACCTATTATTTTTTGATTGCGATTCTCTACTCCCTGCCATTTCCTTTACCTACTCTTTGTTTTAATTCTTCAATCTCATTAGTAAGTGAATCAACTTTTAAATCTTGTTCATCTGCAACTTCATTGACAGTATCTTCTAATTGTTTTAAAAGTTGTTCTTTTTCAGTATCAGAAAGAAATCCAACATCCCCTTCTGCTTTTTGTGATGCACCAATGATTCGTTGTGCAATCGCAGCCATCTTAATTAAAGAATCATCGTTCCTTACTGATGAATCAATTAAATCTTTTATAATAGGGCCCATAACTGCCATATCACCAGAATGACGAATAAGTTTTCTCATCTCTGCAATCAATTCAGATATCCTAAGTTTTTTGGTTTGTTGGTTATCGTAAATATCCTTAAATAAACCACCAAGGTTCTTTCCAGGAAATAATTCAAAATCTATACTCATGATTTTACTATATTATGTTGTATATAAATATAGTAAAACAAAAAACCCCCCATATTGGGAGGGTTTCGAATAATCACTTTAGTCTACGATTATTTATTATTGGATGCCAAACGTGTTTCTAAACGTTGTACCTTTCTTCGGAGTTGTTCCATCCTAATCTGATTATAAGTATAACGTTCCCCATCATTTAGTTCAATCCAAACTAAGGTTCCGTTTTGGATACCATCGTTTACTTTAATTTTTTCTTTAATTACTTTCACCTCTTGTGAGAATGCAATTGTGTGAAGATGAGAAGTAATAGTGTAGTAAGTTTTCTCATAATATATCCCTCTTTATTGTAAATATAGGAATGTTAAGAAAACGTTAAGGGAATGTTAAGTTAAAATATCTTTTTCTTTACAATAAAGTTACCAAGAACCAATGTATCCATTTCACAATTTAAAAAAGTTTCAATTGCAGTTCGTGGGTCTAATACCATTGTCTGGTCCTTTAAATTGAATGAGGTATTTAAAACCATTGGGTACCCATTATCTAAATTCAGTTGAGTAAGAAGCTTGTACATTCTTCTGTGATACTTATTAGATACTGATTGTATTCTTGCCGAACCATCAATGTGAGTAACAGCAGGTAAGTATTTTTGGTGTTCTTCTTTTACATGAACTACTTGGTTCATATAAGGAACTATCTTATCGTAATCAAAATATCGAGTTTGTTCTTCTAACTTTACCATTGGAGCGAACGGTCTGAACCCTTCTCTCTTTTTAATTACACGATTTACCCTTGCCTTCATTTGTGGGTCACATGGGTTAGCAAGTATGGAACGATTTCCCAGCGCACGAGAACCAAATTCAATAGGACCTTCGAACCAACCCACAACATTACCATCGGTAATTTGTTTAGATATAATTGGTATAAGTTCTGAATCTATTTTAAATTGATAATATACATCTTTCTTCATTGAGATTAAAACTTCTTCCATTTCTTCTCGTGAATAAGAAGGACCTAAATAAGGATTAGTATTATCAATTCTTGGTGAATTTGGATTTGTTCTATAAAAGTATTCTAATGCACAACCAATAGAAGAACCTGCATCAGATGGTGCAGCTGGAATCCATAATTGTATGTATAGAGATTTTTTTAGAATTTTACCATTAGCAGTTCCATTATATGCACAACCACCTGATAAACATAAGTTAGTAGTTGAACGAGTAATATATAACTTATCAATCAAACGAAATAACAAAAACTCATATTGTTGTTGTAGAGTTGCTGCTAAATCTTTATGTTCTTGTGTAAGTTCTTCTTCTGGAAATCTATTTGGTAATTCTAATAATGATGATAACTTCTCATTAAACATATGGTCATCCGACCAATCGTATGTGAAGTACTTCATATCTAATTTAAACCCACCATCTTTTGTTGTAGTGTATAGTTTTTCAAATCTTTTTTGAAATTTAGTTGAATCACCATATGGAGCCAATCCCATTATCTTATACTCACCTTCATTTGGTTTGAACCCAAGAAAGGCAGTAATGGTGGAATACAACATACCCAATGAATGGGGGAAATTAATCGATTGTAGAGGAAATAATTTATTTCCCTCTCCATAGTATAGAGAAGTAGTTTCCCACTCCCCTACACCATCTACTGAAAGAATAGATGCTTTGTGGAATGGGGAAGTATAGTATGCATACGCTATGTGAGATAAATGATGGTTGCCATATTGAATATCTACATAAGGATTTGTTATTTCCTTAATAGAATTCGCTATCTCAGTAATTTTATCTTTGTTTCTTTTGATTATTTCTAATCGATTTTCTTTTTCAGATGAGGGGCCCCGCTTAGTAGATTTTTCAATTCTATCTAATTTGGTATGGGGGTTATCATAGAAAGTAACAACCGCAATTTCTCTACCATCAACATTGAATTTTTTAAATAACCAATTTATAGTATTGATAGGAAATGATGAATCATGTTTGATACCTGTGAATCTTTCTTCTTCACATGCACCTAATACCTTTCCATCTTTTAATAAAGTTGCTGCTGAATCGTGGTAACCACAACTAATTCCTAATATATAACTCATTGTTATTCTTTCTATTATATAAATATACTTTTATTACAATGAGAGTATTTTATAAAAAATCTTCATCAATATATGGATTTGAATCTACCATATCATCTTGAGTTGGTGCTTGCCAAAATTCTTTCTTTTTTGGTTCTCTAAATTCACCATACTCTAAATAATCATTTAACATTACCTTCTGATGTTTCTTCATCGTATTTACAACTTTGGTAATGTAATGAGTTTTACAATCTGTCATTTCTCTTACCAAAAGATAGAGGTGTTTCTTATTAAAGTTTTCAATATGTTCACTTCTACGAAATAATTCTAAGATTGCATCTGCAATTTGTAAATCTCTTTTTTTGGTAAAGATGGAATTTAAATTTCTATCCCAATACGAAATCATAATGTGTTTAAATTCTTTAAACTCACTTGCCTCATTTACATCATCAAAATCGTTTTCCGGATTCCAAGTTTCTGGCATTGTAGAAATTAATGCGTTTTGTTTCCATCTTTTGTAATTACCATTATTTGCAAGTATCAAATGATTCTTTGCGATAATAGTAAAGTAAGAGAACGCTCTACCTTTACCTTCTTGAAACATATGCATCTTTTCAACCATAGTAGAAACTACTTCGGTTTGCATATCTTTTTTAGGAACATCAAAATACTGAAACTTAAATGTATTAATTACATTCTCTGCAAGTTTTTCAAAAGGAAATTTAATTCTTTCTGAGTAAATCTTTGAACGAGTTTCTGAACAATCACAATTGTTGTATTCAACTATTGCTTCTTGAGCGGGTGTACCAAAATATATTTTGGATTTTTTTCTTCTTGGTTTAGTCATTAAATTTCTTCGTTTAAATCTTCTATTATTTTTTTAAGTTGTGAAAAGGTTTCACCAACTTCATCATCTTTTTCAAATGCTTGTTTCAAATCAATTTCTCTCATATTGTTTAACGAAATTTCCACCTTAGAACGAGTTTCATCTATGGTTGAAATAACTCTATCTTCTAATTGTTCAATTTGTTTAAGTAGATTTCTGATGATAATGGTTAATAGTACAATAAGTACAACTGATATAATTATCACACTATATAATGTATTCATAATATTGTAAAGTTAATTTGTTATCAAATTCTTTGGAGAAACTTTTTTACTTATTTCTAAAAGTAATTCAGTTTCGTTCTTAAACATTTCATCTTCTATTCTCTGTCTATCTTTACTTATAGCTAATTTAACTAGGTCTTGAATCTGTAAGGAGAACCTACCGCTAATGGCATTTGTGTAGTAAAACTTATGATTTGTAATTTTTATTGAATTATCTGTTATAAGCACAAAATAACTTAATTCTTTATTATCAATATAATAATGATACCTTAGAGGATCCATCAGTAACTTAGTCTTAGGGTGCTGTAGTAGGTTACTTATAATTAATTTTAATTGAATTTCCTTAGGTGATGGTGTAAATTTATTGAATAAAAAGTTCATAACATTTAAAATTTAGATTTAAGATTTTCTTTTTTAACTATGTTTTTTAATTTAGTAACATATTTTGGATCCTCAGCATAATTTTGGGATAGGTAATCATAGTATTGGGATTCTAATCTTATTTTATTTAGATATGCATTAGAAAATAGGGCATAATCATATAAGCTTTCTATCCAATTATCGTATTGGGCATGTCCCATAGATGTCTCATTTGCTGTAGTAGATCTAGCTCTAGCCTGCTTCATACCAAATAAGTTATTCGCGTATGTAAATGATTTTGAAGTAAAATTTCCAGTTTCTAATTTTGATTGTGCTAAAACTATATGTGGGAATCTAAAGTTTAAATTTTTTATTCTCTGAATTAATTTTTCTTCTGTAAATTGGTTAAAATCCCCTAGAATTATTAATTTCTCTTCATATGTTAAATTATCTACTCTTGCTCTATCTACTGCTGATTTTAATCCTAAAATTGCTATTAAAATAATTAATACCGTAGAACCTTTAAATAGTACTTCACCAAATTTTACTTTAGTGTAAATTAATAAATTTTTATTATATCTGTATATCATATTAATTTTGTTTAAGTTAATACTACGTTGTAAAGATACGAAAGTTATTTTATATATACAAATCTTTTTGGAAATAATTTAGGCTTCTCCAATTGGTCCATAGTAAATTTCACCTAAACTTAACTCTGTGGTTTTATTTTCTTGCTTGAGTTTTTCTATATATCTTTCTTGGTCGATAAGGTATTCATCAATGTATTTATTCATTTCATCTTCGGATACTATATTCTTATCAATTAAGATTTCACATAACGCATCTATGATTGCACCTTGTGTAAGTATTTGTTTACTTAATTCTTTTATTACTACTTCCGATATTGAGCTCATCTAACAAATCCTTTATTGTATTTACATTTTCATCACCAAAAACTAAACTACCAAATCCTTTTTCAATAGTTGCTTCAGTATAACCCATCGCGGATGCTAATCTAACACACATCACTTTGTACTCATAGATATTCATATCATCCGGTACAGTTAATTGTATTTTAGATGATTCACGATTATTTTCAATCATATCATCTTCTGTATATCTAAATATAAGTTTTCCCATTTTCTAATAAATTATAAGATTTCACATCCAATTGCAAGAAGATGTTCTACCTTCTTATATTTCATAAATTCAGTTTTACCATTAGGTAGTTTTACCATAACTCTTTCATTTCTACCATACTGTTTAGGTGCAGTAAATGTGGTAGTATATCTTCTAATAGAATCTGTAATTAAGATACCATTGAGGTGGTCTATCTCATGTTGCGCACAAACAGTTTCTAATAATCCTTTATCACTAAAGAACTCAGTAGAATCTTTCCATTCATTTAAATCCGATGAAAAGATAACCGTACCTAAGTTATCACACTCAACTGTAAATGATTTATGTCTTACTGTCTTTACAGGTTTCTTCATTGTTTTATCTAATGATAAACATTGTTCAACATATGCAACTGTATCTTTGGATGCTTCGGTTACAATTGGATTAATTAAAACCAATGGTTCTTTAACATTGATAATACATGCACGAACATCTAAACCAATTTGATTTGCAGATAAACCAATTCCACCAAATTTAGTTAATCCTTCTAATAGTTTAGTAGAGATATCATCAACCTCTTTTTGTGTCATTGGGTTCCCCACTAATGGAGTTTTTAATTTACTTGGATTCTTTATAAGATTCATCATCAAATATTGTTAATTGATTTGTATATAATTTTTCTTGGGTGGAGAATTGTTCCCAACCACCATCAGGCGATTCAAAGATTTTTACATCTTTCATTTCGTTGTTTAATGTTACCATAGATTCTCTATTCTTATTGTATGCCAATCTTATTGCAGCGCCCAATTCCATATCATTGGGGTATTCGTTAATTAATTTTACTATATCCATTATTCCGCGATGTTTAAATATTTTTCTAATAACCAAGATGATGATTGAACTTTCTCACCCAACCCCCATACTGAATCTATTCCCAATGATTCACATACTGAGTTTTCTGGTGTGGTTGCTTTAGTTCTATCTCCACCATTACCAAATGCCATTACACCTTTGGGAAAACTACCATATTCTCTAATGTATCTGATTCTTGATTGTTCAATAAAATCAATCGCAGTATCATCTAATTTATTTTTAGGATTCATGATATAAACCCAATCAACTGATTTTAGGTTACTCATTATAAATGCTCTTTCCTTTTCATCCATATATGATTTACCTTTTTTGTTTCGTAACCATTTATCATTATTTAATCCAATCCAAACTTCATCAGCAAGTTCTTTAGCTTGATTAATACATTCAATATGTCCTTTATGGACTGGATTAAATCCACCTGATATTAATATAACTTTATATTTTTTCATATTGTATTTGTTTTACCATATATAGATACGAAATATATTTCGGTATTCCAAATTATTTCCAAGAAAATCCACAACCCATATGTCCAAACTTTGCGGTTTCTCCA